CTTGGAGCTCATCGCTATGGGTTCCTCAAATCCTCTTTGGATTAGAAAGGAGACTGCTTATGTCGTCAGGTCCACGTTTCAGGCAACGTCATTACGAATTTAATCGTGATGACATCGTCGGTGCCTATCGACAGTATTTCAATGACTGGGATCCCTCCACTTGGGGAGGTTTCGGTACATTGTTCAATTCTGTCGTTTATAGGGTGCCGTCGTATAGACCTACCTTTATCGCCGAGCGCACTTGGGATGTTAATCATTCCCTTGAGCACCCGAAGATAGCTAAGTGGTTTCCACCCCGAAATATGGGTGGTCGTCCACGATTCCGTTGGGTCCATGACAAAAGTCATGGATACAACGTTGGTGGTCCGTTCCTGAATATAGCGCAAAACTGGCCTTGGGGAGTTGTCCACTCTCCCAATTCCAGTTCTGCGTCACAACCGTGGATCATTCACAATCGGTACGACGGCGGGTTTATCCCGACCGATTTCGGTCCGTATGTCACCGAGTTAACTGGTGATTTTGCGGGTCCGTCGCAGATCCCTGGTACACATGCTTATAGCTGGTACCCTGGATCCGATGTGATTGACGCTTGGCAGTATGGAGCCGAGGCTTGGAATAAATTCAAGCCTGTAAAGCCAACTGCGGATTTTGGTCTCGCTGCTGCAGAAGCAGGAGACATAATCCCACAGTTCACTAAGTCCCTAGAAGGACTGAAGGATCTGTGGCATCAGTTGGGTGGACACCCAGTCAAATTTGGTCCGAGAAAGGTCGCTGACCATTTCTTGAACCATAAGTTTGGGTGGGTTCCGTTTATAAACGATTTGAACAAAATGTTCAACACCTTTCGCGATCAAGATTCCACCTTGAAACAGTGGAAGCGAGATAACGATCAGTGGGTTTATAGACGCGGCTCCTTGTTTAACCGAGTAGAGAAGCGAACACATTTTTGGCAGAAAGAAGGAATGGGTTCACCTTGTGTGTACCCGATCCTCCCTGACGATATGTATTCGACTCCTGGAGCTAATGCAACCGCATCGCAAGGCTATGCCGAGCGGTACGATCATTGCTGGTTTGCAGCACGTTTTAAGTACTACAACCGGTTCCTGGAGCTTGAGGATTCGCGCGACGAGGCTACTGCCTCTGTTGCGCATGTCATGAACCTCATACATTTGTATGGGGCTCGTGTGAATCCCACTCTACTTTGGAGACACACTCCCTTTACTTTTCTAGCAGATTGGTTCGTTAACATTGGCCCAGTTTTCGACAATTGGGACAGTGCTGAAGACAATCTGGTAGCGAAGTACGCTTACGTGATGCGTGAGGTTGGACTTCGTCTCATAAATGAGACTAGCGTCCACCTCCACAGTGGCCCTGTTAACTGCCGTTGGGCAGTTAAACATCGGTCGAAGCATCGCGCAGAAGCGAATCCTTTTGGATTTGGCCCTTCGAGCCAAGTACTGTCTGGCTCGCAGTATGCGATCATGGCCGCGTTAGGAATTACGCATGTACCCCATTAGATGAGGTGCATACTAATTCGGACCATGATCAGGCGCTTGTTGGTCTTGGAAAGCTGGTGCCTTGGAAAAGCATCGGTCACCTTCAAGTTTCACTCCCTTAAGGTTAGGAGGTCAACTTGTTTAGCGATCCACAATCCGTTACAATCGGAACCGTCACCACTTCTCTTCCGAGAATACAGGATGACGGTCTTGCTTCGCTTTATTCTTCACCGAATGGTTTGATACGTTTACGTATCAGCCATCAGGTGAATAATAAGACGGGCCAGATACAACACCTGTTCCGTCTGGAACAGGATGTTGTGGCGACGGATCCTTTCGCCGCCACTGGCGCGCCTCAGGTCAAGAAGACACTGAGCATGTGGTTTGTCATTGACCAACCACCGTTCGGTTTCTCCGCGACTGATTACACTAATATGTCTGCAGCGATTCAATCGATGCTGACAGGAAGTGTAATCGCGAAGCTCATTGGTCAGGAACACTAATTCACGAAGGAGGTGCTCTTGAAAGAGAACATTTCCCTAGTGTTGGAGATTATCTCCATCTTGATTGGTCTCTGGTCTCTTAAAGGGATCAGAAGGCTTCTCAAGTAGTCGATAGTGTCTGACCATGTCTGTCTACGCTTAGTAGGAAAACTTTGCGTAGTACGAGTGTCTAAGAACGTCAAGGAGACAACATGGCTACCATTCCCGATGTCGATTCGTTAACACGAGTCGCTGAGTTGGGTATCACGTTGGCTACTTTGGTTTCCTCGTTGCTCAACCGTAAAAAGTTGAGCAAGGTCCGTGAGCACCAAGTGAAAACGAAGGTGCCCGCGGTACAGAAACCTGTTGGTTCTTAGTTCCGAGTTGCAGGCTTATGCCACGGGTTGTCGCTACTCAAGCAAGAGCTTCGACCCCCTTGAAGAAGGAGGCAAAGCTGAAAAGCTTGGTAACTGACCAACTAGACCTGCTGCTCTGCATCCTTAGGGATGCATTCAGCAAGTGCACAGCTGATGAGTCCTTTGATCGAGATTGGTTAACAATCCAATCTCGTGTCAAACACGAGGGATTATCGTTTTTAACGATAACCCTTCCCAACTTTTGCCTTGACTTCGAAAGAAGCTTGGCCGTTGGGCACATTGACTCAACTTGTTTCAGAGCTTGGCGTAAGCTAAACTCTGGACAAGGGTTAATCCCGGCATTTCTGTCAGGTATAACCAGTCATGTGTTTGACGTTGACTCCGGTAGGAGGATTTATGACGATTCCCCAAACGTCGGATCAAGTTTACAACTTGGTCTTTCTGTTGGTGCTTCTGTCGACGCTATCAGGCAAATTTGCCTTGCGTTTAAGAAGCTTAACGTCGACTGCACGCCCGAGAGGGTACGTGCGGCCGTCGAGGAATTCGTCAAGATCGAGCTTGAGCTTTCTCAGTTCCATATTGATGACTATCTGCGTGATCTCTTTGGTCGCGTTGCTAGTCACCTCTTTAGTTCAGCTTTGGGTAAGATAAACTTATCCGAATGCTGGCCTAAACATGGTCCTGGTCAGACGGCAGAAGGTGCTTCGGGAAACCGAAAGTATCACTGGACCGTCTGGCATGAACGTCTCGAACCTTACTTCCCATTTCTCGGGTCTGCTGCCCCTTTGGGGGCTGCTCTCGAGAGGGAGTTCGAGGAAGTTACGTTCTTGCCTGTAGAGCAGGAACTTCCCGTAAGGGTCGTTACTGTTCCAAAGACATTGAAAGCTCCCCGCATCATTGCTATTGAGCCTTGCTGTATGCAATTCGCACAGCAGGGCATTCGGACTCGGCTCTACCAAGAGCTTGAGTCTGACCGGATAACCGGTGGTCATGTGAATTTCACAGACCAATCTGTTAATCAGTCATTAGCGCTGATGGCCTCGAGGACTGGCGAGTTCGCTACGGTCGATTTATCAGAGGCATCAGATCGGGTTCCACTCGATCTAGTGCAACTGATGTTCGACAGTTCTCCCATTTTGTGGGAAGCGATCTCGGCTTGTCGTTCGACGCACGCAAAGCTTCCAGATGGCCGAGTAATCGGTCCTCTGTTAAAGTTTGCGTCCATGGGGTCGGCTCTGTGTTTTCCGATCGAGTCCATGTACTTCTACACTTGTTGTGTAGTAGGACTCCTTCGGATTCACAACCTACCGGTAAACCAGCAAACCGTTGAAAAGATGGCTAAGCTGGTTTACGTTTATGGGGATGATATTATCATTCCCCGTGAACACGCTGTTGCTGTTCTCGATTACCTACAGTTGTACAACTGCAAGGTTAATACCAAAAAGACTTATTGGAACGGTCCGTTCCGTGAGTCTTGTGGTACTGATGCTTTTGACGGTGAGGTGGTCACTCCAACTTACGTTAGGAGCTTAAAGCCTGAGAACAGGCGGCAAGCCGACCGAATTATTTCGTGGGTTGCTACCGCAGGCCTCTTCTACTTGAAGGGGTACTGGGTAACAGCCTCTCACATGTATAGTACATGTGAGAGCTTACTAGGGCTTTTGCCCTATGTCTCGAAAGAATCGGAAGGACTTGGTCGTATCACTTTCCAGGATGGACGTTCCGTCGGAAGATGGAACGCCGATCTCCAACGCTTTGAAGTAAGAGCGTGGACTCCTAGACCAGTTTATCGCACTGACAAACTGGTGGGATACGATGCTTTAGGTAAAAGCCTCCTCCTATTGGAGGGATCGTTTACCAGACAACAGTATGGTTGGTTAGTCCAATCTGCTGAAAACTGGTTTTACGATTTCCTGAAAGGGAAGGCTGATTGGAACGACTTTCAAAGTCGTTTATCCAATCACCTTGAGCAAACCGCACGGTACGGCGCCGTCGCACTGAAACGTCGTTGGGTCGCGTCATGAACGCGGGGGCTTAGGAGCCCTAGCAGAGCTATCTCACTCAACCTGAG